AAAATCCCAAAAATCCAACCACCCAGATACCAACAGGGGCAGGACCTGTGTTTATGCGACCCGCATTTAATTCGTTTAAGTACGCTGTTTGAGCACTTGGTGTTCGAGATGGTGCACTGATAGCATCGTCAACATATTGCAAGCACCAACCGCTCTGTGCGCCGACATTGATATTTGGATTGTAAGTTTGTCGAACTGGCATTATTTCCTCCTTACTTGAGTTTGTTGAACTTCTTCTTTTAATTCTGTAACCGCTTTATTTTGCTGAATTAAGTTATTAGTTGCGTAAATAGCCAAGCCTACAAGTGCGATTGCAAATAATTTCGCTAAATTGCTTGTTACCAGTTTCCAAAAATTCATCACACCCTCAATTTCAGTGCGTTTGACGTATTTCTCTTCTGATTCTTTTTCGTGCTCAGCGATATATGTTTTTAATTGCGCTTGCGTAACATTATCTCGTGCGATATTCTCAATTCGCTCTAGCATGACAGTATGCTTGTCTACGCCATCCTTAATGTATTCGACCTTAGCTTGTAACGCGCCGAACTCTTTAGCTGATACCTCTGGTTTTTCGTTCATAATATAAATTATGACTTCTTGTCGTTATCTAGTACGGAAACGTCATAGTTCGCACGTCTATATAAAACGTCTCTGTTGCATTCTGATTAATAATAGAAGTATCGTACGGATTAAATATTGATAGCGCACACACTATTTTATTTTTTGATTCGCGCCAGCCAGAAATAAGTACAGAAGTAGGTGTTGTGCCGCCGCCTGAAACCGCAAAAGTCCTTACAAAGTCTATTTTAGACGCCGTGATAGCTCTGTCTGGATTTGTAGAGGTGCTAACTAGTAATCTTAAAATCCCAACGTTAGTCATATTAATCTCTTGTTTTTGAAAATACACAGTATTGCTTGCTATCGATATACCACCAGGTAGAGTAAAACTCATAATACTTCCACCAGTAGCACTGATAGTTGCGTAATCGCTACTGATATTAAAATCGTCTGGATAATTATTCATCAGCGTACATCCTATAGTGATATTTTATGACGGTGTTAAAAAATTCTTCTCTATACGACAATGTTAGCGCAGTCTTATCTACGAACGCACTATACCCACTGTTAGCCGATAACTCTAGAGATGCATAAGACAAAGAGCTTATCTGTCCGTTCTGCTCCAGCCATAAGAGGACTAGTGGTTTATATCCAAGGTTATGTACAATCCGAACTTCTTCATTAGTATTAACAAGCACAGTTCCAGCCTTGTATAGCTTTAACTGATTATTGTCAGTATTAAAAGTCATGTCGTGATAATGACTTGTGAATGAGGCTTTTCGATGAGGTTCTAAAGCGAATCCTATGATTCGGAAATAAAACGCAGCAGCAGTGTCGGTTCTATTTGACGTGCTTATATGGATTAAATTATTATCCACACGAACGTATGACAAATACTGATACTCACCTCTATTATTGAACCCGCTAGTATTCACCTCGAATGCATTTTGCGAAAAATCGCTAGAGGTTGAAAATTGTGCTATCGGCAAAAACGCAGAGCCGTAAGTGTTTGGTATAGTTATGTCGTTATAATCATGCGCGTTGACGGGTACTGGTATAGTATCGCTACGATAAATCACCTGGTCGATCGGATAGTCACTAGATAATACAAAGTCTTTTATCATGCTTGCTCCAAAAGCTCTATAACATCTTTACCTTCTTTGCTTACCCAAAGACCAACCCTAGTAGCGTAAGCACCGATTTTAATACGCTTATAAGCTCCATCAGAAAACAACAGACCACTCCCATCCAGCACCACGAGTTCCCTGCGATTGACGGGGTCATAAATAACAAGCCTGCCCGAACCCTCTTCGATACGCAGTTGTCCAGTAATCGACGAGATAATAGTTGAACCTTTTAGCTTTAGAACTTCTTTCATTAGAATGCGTACACTTCCTCTCCGTTATAGACTGATCTGTCATATTGCGCAAACATATAAACTTTAGTCTTTCTGACCTTCAATTTAGTAGTTAATTTGCTGTCGCTCAACTTCTGAGATATTGCGATAATTTGATAAACTCCGCTTGCCAGTCGAGTATCTAGTTTAATCGAATCCCCTATTTGCATTGATGGTGAACCCTTAACCTCTAATTCCAGCATTGGGCTATACGTCGCATAGCCTCTAAATACTGATTGTGTGAATGCTCTTGCGTTTTCATAGTTTCCAAAAAATGGGTTGTCATTTATTTCTAGAAGATAATCTTCATCATCGCTCCAGTTGTCGTCAAAGGCTTCATAGTCCAGTTCGTCAATTTGTTTTGATGGTTCGCCCCACAAAAATACACGGTCGATTTCAACAGGATAAAATAAATCACTAGTAAAGGTTAATATCGCTTTACTAGGTGTTAATTTTAGCGAGCATTTCACGCCTCGATCGACCTCGACGCCGTTAGCGGTTTTTGCTGTGAACCATGATACATCAGCATTCTCACCCAATTTTGGCTCAATTAAATCAGCACACGGGTCAGACAAACTAACTTCACGTACAATCGGTAGTCCACGTTTTACAACCCAAAGGTTATCTGTATTTTTACCGCTTGAGGTCTTTTCTGCGACCATCTGATAAGGTGCAATTACACGGATAGGTGTTTTAATTTTAATGTGGTTAACAATGCCTGAATTCTTCGAGGGTGTTATCGATATGACGTTGTCGTCATCTAATTTATAGTGAATATCTTCTGCAACATCAGAGCCGCGTCCTTTGAATCTTATTAATCCTTCCTCATCTTGCCACAGCCTGCCGTTCTCAGCTTGAACTAATTTTTTAACAATATCAGCCAATGAGTCGTTTTTATTAGGAAAAAATATAGGAATAATATTTGTTGCTCCTGAAAAGGTAAACTGATGAGATGCAAACCCTAAACCTTTGAATATCTCAGTTAAAATATAGTCTGTTTTCTTATAAGCCATTGGCGGCAATTCAGGCAAAGGCTGAGATAATGCCCAGTTTAGAAAATCAAAAGCCGAAACTGAGGCTTCTGCTTTTCCTGGTTCTGCGTCAGGCAGCATATTAGTAAGTCCCACAAATTGTGGTACATTTTCTTCACCGAAACCGAGCCACGCTCGAGTAGGAATGTTTGGCTTAATATATTTTGCAATTGGGCTGTTTGAATATGGCACAAAATAACCGTCGTGATTAGCTAATTCAAAATCAGCAATCGCTGACTGTACTGAATACGGAAACTCAACGGAACGATTAACCGCAATCGATTTAATCCTATTTGAGATATCAGTATATGCATAGGTGTCCCATATCTGAACAGGAGGCTGGCTTGCGATATCTGACGCATATAAATCACCGCCTCCGTATGTCGATTGGTCGTATACACCCCACGAGATATTTTCATTTCGAGTTTTATCCCATGCCATGGCAACGCGCCACGTGAGCGGTCTGACCCAAGATTTCGCTAGTTTCTTAAATCTATCGCTAGTAACTAACATTTTATTGTCCCAAGTTCTGCCCAGTTTCAACCATTGTTAAAGTAATACCTTCTACATCACCGCACAGGTTTATGACGTCTTTTTTACTGATAGAAATCTTCACTGGGACATTAGTAGCTGAGCCGTCAGATAATGTAAGTAATGGATATCTATTAGTCGTGTATTGTCTTTGTACAAAACCCCACAGTTCAGCGAATTCATCTGCTGTTAAATGTCCAAAAGTATTAGTCCAAACTCTTTTATGATAAACATAGTCTGTATATACATTTCCTGACAGAACAGTAACATCGGTCTCTCCAAAATTAGAATTCTCAGAAAATGGACTTGAAATGTATTCATGATTCCAAGTTTTTGAAGTTGTAGAATCGGTTAATGTCATCTCTTTCATGCGAACCTCGCTTTCTGGCTCTGTTCAAACGCCTGCATAATTTGGTCAGCAACTTTTCGCCTCTCGTCAGGAGAAGTTGCGAATACGCCGCTCACATTGATGGTGATTTGTTGTGATGGCTGCGCGTTAGTCTCTTTTAATACTTTAGTAAACGTATCTGCCATAATTTTTTGTGGCGTAACGATTTCTGGGTTAGCCTTAGCCCCTAGATATTCACCAGCGATAACAGGTGTAGCTGTAGTCAAAACACCACCCTTTGCTAGCCGTGGAAGACTGAATCTCTGAATATTAGGAATGTGAACGTTAGGAATCTTATTTATGATATTTAAGGCTCCATTTAATAGATCTATAGGCTTGTTTATGACTCTCTCGATTTGCGCTATCAAACCGTTTATCATTCCCTTACCAATGCCGATAACGCCGTTCCAAGCCGCAACTCCTAGATTTGCCGCCCATGAGCCAAAATTGCCCAAAGAGTCGCGCATCGGCTTCCAGAATCGACCGCCGCCAAAATCGAAGAAGTCGACAGTCGCTCGCCACATATCATCTAAGAATTTGCCGAATGTATATTTTCCGTCGTCTGCTTGTTGCTGGTTGAGCGTCTTCAATTTATTATTTAATTCTTCCCTCTGTTTTTTCAGTTTTTCTAGAGTCTCTCCATTATTTGCAAGAATACCCGCATTTGTTTCGGCGTTATTAGATAGAGCGTCTTGTTTTTGTTGTTGAAGTGTAGCTAATTGTTCATCGCGTCGCTCTTTGAGGCTTTCAATCTCATCAAGCTTAATCATATTTTGAACACTAGCCAAATCAGCACGGTGTTTATCTTGAAATGCTAATTCAGTATTGAGTTGTTGCTGTAAATCAGCAAGTTTCTGATCTCTCTTAAGTTTGTCTGCGTTGTTTTCTGCGTTTAGTTTTTCTTGATTTGCCGCAAATTGTGCATCATATAGTGCCTGCTCTTTGTCCAATGCGAATTGTAACTCAGTGAGCTTCTGAGCGTTATAAGAGTTATTAAAGTTTTGCAAAAACCTAATCTGATTTGTTAGAGCCTGAACCTTGCTTTCGTGCTCTCTGATTTCCTCGACTTGAGATTTTCTAAATGAGGCGGAGCGTTTGGCTATTTCAGCGTCATAGTTAGCATTTTCCTCAGCAATTTGTTTGGTTAGGTCTTTAATTGTATCTTCATGTTTGACACGGATGTCATTTAAGTCTCGGCTATAATCCCGCCATATTTTAGCTGCCTGAGCCTCTAATTTATCTAACTCCTTAGTAAGTTTTTTAGCGGATTTTGCCGCCTTATCCATGCCTTTAGACGAACCGCCAGCAGATTTTTCCAATAATGCAATTTGAGCATCAACGCTCGCCAATTGAGATTTCAGGCTCTCAGCACTCTCTCCGCTACCACCAGCCGCAGAACCAAGCATTCCAAATGCTTGTGCTGCCATCACCGCACCAGCCGCAATAGCAGACAACAGAGCTACGATTGGATGGCTCATGAACGCAAACATAGCCGCCTTAGCTAGCAGAAAACCTTTTTGCAAGATAATTAAGCTGCCAGCTACTAATGCAAATGTTACGATTCCTGATCCTGCGACCTGTATAACGCCGCTAAGCTGTGTTAGAAATGGTCCGACAGCCTTTGTTAATCCTCCAACAGCATTCAATACAGTCTCTATTCCTGCACCAACTCCAGCTAGTATCGCTCCAATATTGCTTGCCCCCAATCCTTGGATAAGGTTAGCCATTCCTCGAGTAATAGCAGTCTCCATGTTTGTAAATGAAGTCTGAAGACCGCCAGTAGCTTTTTTCACTGTTGAATCGAGCGATTCAATCCCTCCACCGCCATTGTGATCTAGTTCTATAAGCTTTTGAGTGAGTTGCTCAGCGGATAACTTGCCCTCACTGCCCATTTCTTTGAGCGCGCCCATGGTAATGCCCATCTCTTTTGCAATAGCCTGCAAAACAGGTGTCATTCCTGAGTTTAGTAATGAATTAAACGTTTGAGCTTGAACGGCGCCACGTCCAAAATCCTGCGAGAGCTGCGTTATAGCATTGTCCACCATAGCGCTTGTGCCACCGTATGCTAGAATAGCGTCATTTATAGCCTTAAACGCCTGTTCTCCAGCAACCATTGAACCAGAAACAGCGACAAGACGTTGCACGCCTCTTACAGCTTCGTCAAGAGATGTTGGCAATCCTCTGATATCTTCATTTAGCTGTTGCATCGAACGAGAGACTTGCTCGCCAGATTGTCCCATTGCTTGGAATACACGAGCAGCGTTATTTAGCGTGTCTACACGCCTTACAGCTGCGCCAATTGAATTTGTAACAAGTCCTATGGCTTTATCTAGAAGCAACATTGAAGCGCCAGCACCCGCGCCTATCACTAGACCTTTTTCTAAACCAGAACCCTCTTTCTTCAAGCCATTGAGCTTTGATTTCATAGAACCAATATCAGCATCTAGCTTATTCAAAGCTAGTCTGACATCATATGAAATCTCGCCAACGTTACTCATCGAATGCTATCTCCGACCTCTTCTTCAAATCTTTCTCTAACGCGCTAAATCCTTCTTTGGAAAACGCACCAGCAGTCGCGTAATACGTCGCTGATTGGTTCTTAGCAGTCATTTGGTTATGCACAGCATCAGCAGCATCAATTAGCATCAAAGCCTCGTCTAAAGTAAACGGAACTAGAACTTTCTCAAAACTGTCACCATTCTTCTCGAATGATTCAATATATCCACGCTTCACTGCCTCGACAGCACCCCAGCCAAGATATACGCCTAATTTAGCAATAATCCACATCTCAGGTGCGACTTTTGCTCCAGTAGCTTGTCGTGTAGTGCGCTCCTTGTATCGCTGCTCAACACGCGCCTTTTCTTCAGGAGTAAGTAGGTCTTTTAAGTTGACTACTGCCACTATTTACGCCTACTTTCTCGGTTAGAAAAAATGTCATTAAACAAATCCTGAATAGCTAAACTAGATAAGCTACCTAGCATTTCCATTGCTTTTTTAGAATCATCGAAACAGCCAGCATAGATCTCAATCTCTTTTTCTGCAAGCTCTTCACGTTCCGCCAAAAGCTTGTTACCGCGGTCTATTTTCTCAACAACGCTCTTGTCGTCGTCTTTGATCTTTGACCTGTCAATCTTCTGGATTTCTGCTTGTAGTGCCATTAGCTCATTTATAGCTTTGACAGATAGTCGTGTAATCTTATTGATCTCTAGGCTTTCATTCGAGCCTAACGGACGTACTTTTAATACTCCGTATGGTTCACCGAAGTCAACTTCTTTATAGCCTTGATATTTTGATAGATTTAATTTAATTGTCATATTATTTACCCTTTCATCTTATAATTTTGAGCTTTTATCGTGAGCATAGGGACTTTTGACGCAAGATGTGGTAATGTGTAAATGTCATACCAATTTAATAAAATAGGATTTGAGAATGAACAGACAAGAAGGGATGTTAGCCAGGGCTAGAGAACTTAAAGCCATGCTTAACGAGGGGATAATTACCAAGGAAGAGTTCGAGCAAGAGAAGAAAAAGTTATTATCTCAGAAAAATACAGTAGACGAGCAAAATAAAGGATCATCAAACATAGAAAATCTAGAACAGGAATTATTACGTAAAAACAGTAAACCAATAGAAAATGTGCTTGCTATAGCGGCAGTATTCTCTATGAGCTACATGAGCTTTTTATTTTGGGAAGGTTACCACAGAAGTGCATCATCTAATTTAGCAGAATCAGGAGCGACAAATGCCTCAAATCCGTCAGCCATAGCGTTTGGAATCGTATTATTCTGGTTTATACACTGGCTTGTATTCGTTATGTTTACCACCAATATGGCTCGAAAACGAGGACGGTCAATACCGCTCGCTATTTTAGGGGCATACTTCTTCGGACTTTTGTCAGTATTCTATTATCTTTCAAAGGGAGATAGTACAGAACTAAAAGTACTCAAAGAAGAGAAAGTGCGCAAGCAAATTAGATAATAAAATACCACTCGTTTGAGTGGTATTTCTAGCAAACAAGCTCCTACTATTCAAGTGGCTTTACTGTCTGAGTTTGAGGGTCGTATTTACCCTTCTTATCTTTCAGACCTGGTCCGTAGCGGAAGAAGCCCTTAGCTGTGCGGTTCATCTGGAATGTCAATTCTAGGGTTGAATCGTCTCCACTAGCTGAAAATGTAGTATCGAAGCTATCTGGTAGCGTTACGCTATATACGTGAACGTCAAAGTCGTCATTAGCTTCACAGACTGGGTGAATGTGCAATGGAACGGTAGTTGCAGAACTTGCACAAGCTCCAGCACCCCAGGTTACACTTCCAACTGTCTGTTTTGTGCCTGATGCCGCCTCGTATAGTCCAGCGTAAACAGCCTTGACACTTTCTGGACCAGCCAAGTAAAGAGTAAGTGTTACTTCTGATGTATCAGCTCGACCGCTTGGACGACGAATAGTACCACCTTGAGTTTCAGTTTCTGTCGTTCCGCCTTCATATTTAACGGCGATGTCTCCCAGCATGTCTTGTGGGATTACTAGCTGACCTAAATAGACTTCTTTTGGTCCATTCTGCTTTGCTAGTGCTTTTTTGAACTCTTCTACGTTCATATTTCCTCCTTTTAGTTAACTCTTGCAAGCCCCGTTATTGCGTAAATCATTCTCCCTTGAGTATCCCTTTCGACAGATGTTGGCGTTGATATTGATTCGAAAACCACACAATCAAAGCCTTCGTCTGTGTAACCGGTCTCAGGTAGAGATATACTCACGCCGAGCTTATTAGATAGAAATTCAGATATTCTAGCCAATCTCTTGTACCCGTCCAAATCATCTTTCCCTCGTGAATAAAGTTCAAATGAATATGTAGGACGAACGCCTCTCGACTGGTTGCCGCCTATATCAGAGATATAAACGCCTTTCCTGTCGAGAGTGAGCTTATTCCAGAATAAATCTTTATCAATTTCACCAAATTCGTTGTTTTCTAGATATTTAAGAAGCGATAGCGAAAAAACTTTCATCGAAGACCTCCCTTAAAATCAATTTGTTTCTTTACACTCTCGCCTGCTTTTTCTAGATAATTCAGTGTTTGTGGGTTCTTTTTGTTTTCGTAGTGGCGACGCTTTGCGTATGGAACATCACCGCCACCGAACACAACACTTGTAGTATCACCATTATCGACAAGTCGTACGCTTTGCTTCAGCGCTCCAGTATCAACTGGCGCTAGCATTTGCGCTCGTGACATTATAGCCTGAGCAATACCCTTTCTCTTGTTTTTAGCGTTCACTGCTTGAATTCTCTGCCAAGCATCAATATTATTCTTGAGCTTCACTATAGCCTCCATAGTCTGCACGCTCCAGAGTTAGAGTGTAATGCTCTAATGTGTCAGTATCGAAGTTCATGCCAGCAGTCGCGCCTACAATTTGATAAGAAACTCCATTGACTTTAACGCCATGACCTACAAACATGTTAGTACTTGTAAAGTCTATAAAATCGACAGGCTTTACATGCAGTGTCGCGGTCGAATCAGTTGTTTGAATGTTGTTTGATGTCGTAACTCCACTACGTTGCTTAAAGACACCAGACAAACCTGTGTGGTGTTTTATAAGGTCGCCACGCACCGTTCCTTTGGTAATCTCCAAAAAAATGTAAGGAGTTTGCTTAAATACATCGAATACGGTCATTTCTTATCTCTCCTGAACGTAATGTGATTTGACTACATTGACTGTATTTATCAAGTATTGACTTATAGCTCTCAATAATCCTATCTAACTCGCTAGTCTTATCGTAAGTAATACTGAAGTCTTCGACCTTTTTAGAAGTAATCTTATCGCCTCCCGCAAGTTTTACAGCAAACAATTCAGATATAACTTGAACTAGTTCCTCAGGAATTACTTTCAAACCAAATCCACCATGAACAGTTATTACGTCAGTATGTCTTGTGGGCTTATTCAGTACTATGTTGTCACAAAGCTGACTAGCGTTATCTCCTAGATAAGTAGCAAAGTCGACCGAGTTAGAGTTCACTTTAACAGATTTAACTTCAGAACAAAGACCAATAAATACAGACCTCATTCCGTCTCTACCCTGAAAAGTTCGCTCTTCTTCTATATAGCCGACTTTACTACAAATCAACGCTTCAAGCTTACTGATAGCTATTCGCAATAGGTTATCAAAGTTGCCGCTTTCAAATGAAGTTAGGGAGCGTTGTAAATAGCTCTCAACTTGTTGTTCAGTCAAATTGTATTGCATATCTCAACGCTCCCCCTTACTAAGCTTTCTTCAAACCGATTGCTGATTTCAAGCCAGACAAGCCACCACCGATGTAAAGCTCTTGCAAGAACTCTTCCTCGTTGGTCTCAAGCTTAAAGTTAGTGAAGGCTTCTACAGAAGTATCACCAACCGTCTTGTACGCACCAAGCACGACAACGTATGCGTCGTAGTCTGGGTCAGTTGCGTCAGTAAACCATGTCGGCTCAATAATAGTAGCTGTGTCTAATACATCTTCAGCCTTTGCGCCAATCTGGAACAGATATTTGCCGTCAGCGCCCTTTTCAAAGCGTGCGCTTGTTGCAAAGCCTTTCTTAGCGATAAGAACAATCTCACCGTCAGTACGGATCATATCCTTAGCTCGCGCTACAGCTTCAGCACGGCTCATACCAGCTGCGATAGTCAACTCATCACCGAAGGTATTCTTTGCTTTTACGTCTGACTTAATAGAAGTAAATGACGTAATCTTGCGCTTGTCGTTAATCTCACGACCGTCACCAATAACAGCAGCACGCTCAACTTCGCGAATAATTCGAGTAGGCAATTCGTTCAAAACGTATTTCATCAATGCGCCTGTTGATTTGTTCTCACGAATAGTCTGCTTGTCGAGCACCAAGTACTTGTAAATCACACCAGCGCGAATAGTACGGCTTTCAAAGTCAATGACCTGTTGGTCTTTCTTTTCGCCCTTCTTGTGTCCACCTGCACGGCTAGTATCAGCTTCGACATCGGCTTTGTCCCAGGTAACCTTAAATACATCCAAACCAGTCTTGTTCAATTTGCTGAAGATTTCACCTGATGTTACAGCGTCTTCAATAGCAGATACAACAGGCTCTGGCAATTTGAAAAACTCTTTGTCGGTCAAGTTATTCTTAACCAAAACATCTTGCCAAGCGCTCTTAACGTCATTAAAAGTACGACCAGCGTTTGCCATCAATACTTGTGTAAAATCTCGTACTGATGCTTGAGTTTTTAGATAGTCATTAACAGTAGGGGTTGTCGTAACCTCTGCTTGCTCTTTTGGCTCGATGATTTGAGCCTTTGCGATTTCCTCGTTCATTTCGTTCTCCTCTTCTTTACCTGATTTATCTTCTACTGGCGTCTCAGGTATATCGTCAGTAGTTTCTTCGACCTTTTCGGTCTCTTCGCTTTTTACTCGTGTAGCGATTGCCATTGCCGGTGCCAGACAAGCATCTTTCACGATTGAGGTATAGCTAGCGGCAGCTTTCATAGCGTCAGACAAGCTTGTTTTCGCTTCTACTGCTTCGGTTGCAAATCCAAGCTCCACAGCTTCAGCGGCAGTCATCCATGTCTCAGCAGCTAACAGTTCTTCTATCTTTTCTTCAGATAGTCCTGTTCGGCTCGCATAAACTGGAATCATGCTCTCGCAAGTCTTCTCTAACATCTCAACAGCTCGTCCTAGCTCGTCTGCGTTGCCTGCTGCGATTGTCCACGGCTTGTGAACCATCATCATCGCGCCTGGTAGCATAACGATTTCGTCGCCAGCCATTGCTATGAGAGACGCTATAGACGCGGCTAGTCCATCCACCTTCACTACAACACGCCCATTATACTCACGGAGCATATTGTAAATCGATACACCAGCGAATACATCACCCCCAGGACTGTTAATCCTCACTGTAATGTCGCCTGTACGCGCAGCTAATTCCTCTTTGAAAAGTTTTGGCGTAACGTCGTCCTCGAGCCAACTCTCACTAGCAATAGTGCCATTGATAATTAACTCGTTTGAGGCTTCAGCTTTCGCCCACTTCCAGAATTTATCCATTAGCGTTCCTTTTTAAGGTTATTATTCGGCGCTCAAATGAGCATTGCCTTAATTTCATTCTGAGGTGCTATCGTGAGTGCGTGGTGGCTTCTCATCTTCAGTGAAGACAAGCTGTTTTATCTTGTCAGAGCAGTCAGTCGCGAACAGAACTTTAATATTCAATTTCGCTTTACATTTAGAGTTTGGGCAGATTAAACCCTGTATAGCAGTAGAAGTAACTGCTTCAAACAGATATCTACCACAGTACTTACAGTTTATCTTTATCATTGCTTAATCCTGAATTTCGGGCGACCACCGCAATTAGGGTGAACAGGTCCGCCAATATTTTCTTCATAATCATTTACCCATGTACCGCTGTCTGTTTCTATTGCTTCGTTAAGCTTTATCATCGGTTGAGCAACAGGCTTCCAAACACCTTCCAGCGCTCTGCACTCTGGGCAATGTGCGCCGACTGGATGATTTATAGTCTTTTCAATTTCTGCTCCCGTTTCAGCTTCGAGCTGTTTCATAGCCTCTACATCACCAACACTCTCAGAGCGCTGTATTTCAGTGCGAGCCAATCGAGCAACTCTGTATTCGTCAGTATTCATGATATCCCTCAGTAAGTCTCTTGTCTGACTTTCGCTTAAATTATCAAGACGTGATCGCTCTAGTGTATCGTTGATAACCTTTTTAGTTTCATCATCATATGATTTAGCTACTCGTGTAAGATGTGAACGGTAATCCGCTCTAGCAGTATCAGATAGAACAAACTCGTCAGTGCTTTCAGTGTCCAGTCCTGCGCTCTTAACCATGTCTAAGCCTTTTTTGTACTGGTCTGTACCGCTAGAGATAAGTAATAGAGTGATTAACGCTAATGAGTCTTCTATAAAACGCTCTAACTTGTCGTCTTCAGCTTCGTTTTGAATTCCTAATTCTTGAATGGCTTCATCAACACGGCTCTGCATAAAACTCTTCGCAATATTATACAGCTTGTCGTACTCAGAGGCTTCAGCCTTAAGCGCGCCTACTGTGCGTGGGTCTGGAGCTTTTTCCACTTCGCCGCCCTCGTCAACTTGGGGCTTGTCGTTTTCTATCTCAGTATTGTTATTCTCGCCCAATTTAAGCAGCTTGTAGTTCTGTGGTAGTTTTAGTGCGTCAATGACTGAATCTAATTCGTAACCTTTATCAACCAGTTTTAAGATAGTATCTGTGTTAGTCGCCATGACTTCTGCTTCAACCTTTTTGCGGTCGGCAATCTCTGGGATTTCATAGTCAAAAGTAATAGCAACACCAATTCCGCCAGTAATTCGATTGAGTTCATGCGTTAAACGAGAGTAAATCTTAAGCGCTCGTGGATAAACAACACGCTTAGCAAATCCGCGTTCAGAAACGTCAGCATTTGAGTACTTAGCCTGGTCGTCAACGCCCTTAATAATCTGACTAACACCGTACGCCATGTCAATTCGCTTATTCGCCTGTTCAAACACAGCCGCAAAATCAATATCTTTTTGAGATTGTGCATATGGTATCCACTGAATCTGTGCTTCAGCAGGCTTGTTTGTCGTTGGGTCGATTGGACGGTGAGAATATGTAACGTTACCATTCTTGCCAGCGCCTCGGTGTCGAGATTCCAACAAATCAACCATGTCGTTATATTCACGAGCAGTACGAGCTGCGACAACAAACATACCAGCAGGAATCGCATTATTCTCGAAGAAACCACGTTGGAAGTCAGCAATATAATCGTCTAATGTAATCCACTGAGTGGCAGCTTCGGTTGGTGAGTATCCAGCGTATAAGTTGCTTGGGTCAACACCTCCAGAGACTACAATAACTTGGTCTTCAGTAAAAGTCTCAGCTCCTACTTGATAGTAGGTCTTGTTATCGCGGCGTGTAATACTTGGATGTTCTAAGAACGTGAATCCAGCAATGTTCTGACCTTTGAACCCATAATTCGTAGTCTTTACAGCTCTACCGTTCTCTTTCGCCCAAACCAAAATAAAAGTGTTGCGATTTACCAAAGTAGAGACAATAAGCTTCTCGCTGAATGACACGAAATCATCTGCTTGATTAGGATGATAAAGAGCGTTAAGAATTGGATTATTCTGTACTGTCTTGCCATTCGAGTCGATGACTTTTGGCATGATAGTGATAAATTCATTAGCAATCGCTTGAATATTTGGATAGGCGGAATCGTACTTACTTGCACAATAGCGACTATACCAGTCTCCTGTATTAAAATTAGCTAACGAAGAAATGCCCTCAACCTTTACTTGAGATTTTGGCTTAAAAAGTGACAATAAATTCATAATACTATTATCGCTACCTATCGTACGCCACCGTACTCTATCTGTGGGATAAACATCTCAGTAAGCCTATACCTAGCTGCGTCTAGGGCGTGGTCGTCGCCGTCTTGTGGTACGTTCAGGCTTTTACCAGACCTATCAGTCGCCCACATATATCTTAAATATTCTTTCTGTAGATTGATTGAGTTCTTTGTGTATTTAATATTAAGCTCGCTCATCTTATTAACGCTCCATTGTCTATAAGTCTGTTTGACATCACCACTAGTCTTAGTCACTCCTTTAACCGTACAGCCCAGCTCTACAAGCTCAGCGATGTCTTTAGGTGCGGCACTATCTGCAACTCCTAACACACCAGCTAATCCTTCTCTATGAATAACCTCTGAGATATCCTTATTAAACAAACCTGTACTGTAAAGCTTCTCATCAAGAATATATCCGTCAGCTTCTCGATAAACACAAACAAGTGCTGTCGGGTCGTTCGTAAATCCGAAGTCTAATCCATAACCTATCAATTCAGCGTGCTCAGGTATCTCGTTGATAGATTGCCAGCCATGAAATACTAGCCCTTCCAATTCACCAATTTGTCCTTCTCCGTAGACTTTCCACCAGTTCTTATTAGAGCGACGCCTTTCAATTGACGCAATAATACTATCTTCAAGCGCTTCATTATCTTTATAGGTTACGATAACGAAATCAACATCATCACGTCCTACCAGTTCATGCGCCCAATATTCAGCCGTTGGGTTGTAGTCAAGATAAATAAACTCACGCGTACGAACCTCTAATTGGTTAAACGCGTCTTCTCTGATTAAGTTAGCCTCATTGATAAATAGGACATCTCGCCTAGGACCTCTAGCTTTATCGTCATCAAGGGACACGAACTCAAACATCGTTCCATTAAATAACGTAAATGTGTAATCTGATTTGTTCTCTTTGATTCTGTAATACTGCCAATAATTATTAGCCGTGAGTATATTCTTGAAGTCTCGCAATGCACCTCGCTTAAGATGAGGTAGGTTAATACTTGCGATGGTTATTATCTTGTCTGGATTCTTAGTAGCATATTCAAGCAAAATTAAAAGTATGGCTATTGTCTTACCAGCGCTAGTACCACCTTGAACAATACGAATACGTTTGTTAAGTCGTTTAATTTTATAGTAAGTAGAGGTCTTGCCGAACACATCAATCTTTCTTTGATAAATCCTCTAGCGGTTTTGGCGCTTCAATATTAGTCTGCTCGATGGTTTGTTTTGGCGTGCCATAAACCTGGTTAATCATCGCCTCAATCTCTTTCCACTGAGCTTTTCTTATAGCTATAGCCAATTTACGCTCGAACAGACTCTTATTCTCGTCTTCAGCGACTTTACGCAGTTCTTCTTCTGTGAGCTTTATCATCTGCTCGAGTTTATATCGTGCTGTTTCTGTTTTCTTCCAGGCGCCATTATGTCTGCGTTCTGGGTGTGCTTCAAATCCTGGTGGCGTTGGAACTCCATTCCTACCAACCGACGGTTTGCGTTGCTTTCTAGGGGCTTCTGCTGTCATATCATTCCTCCTTATTGCCTACACAAGTCCCCACTCGGCGAACTTCTCAAAACCACCAACACCTTCAATGTACTTTCTAGCAATTTCAACTATTTCAGAATAGGGTAGCCCATCAACCATCTCGTCGCCTATAGCACAACTAATATTTACTACTTCGCCCGTCTGCTGAGCCTTCAGATATGCGTAAATGTTTACAGCCACATCCGCCTTGCTTAAATCCTTGCCATGTAAGCCGCCGCCAGTTACGGCTTCGCCCATATCGCTTCCAAGCTTTCTATTTGTAGCACCAGTATCAACATCTAGTCCTCCAGTCCAGTCTCCGAGAGGATTTATGACTAGGTTTGTATATTGTGCCCGTAACCGTTCTCTCAAATCTGCTGATGAGGCATGCGACTGACAGACTATCAACCGACTATCGTCGAGGATATACTTACCGTCAGTTGGATAATCATTAAATAACTTTTTAGCAAGATCGGAGAGCTCTTTTACTACAGAGCTCGTTGGAATCCCCTTGAATATTCCATTATCACCTGCACGCAACCTCTCGTGTTGGTTACGCGCTAACTCAGCATCTTGGGGTACGCTAATTACCTCCACAGATGAAATCTCCGACAATCTATATACAATACCATGGATACTTTCGTCGCTAATGTTAACACTCGATTCAATAACGATAAAAGCCTTTCTATGACCAATTAGAACTTCAACCGCAATCTTCGGGTTCTCTGCCTTCTGGTATGCTAGGTCGACTATTGCACCAGCTATTCTGTCTGCTACTTTGTCGGGGTGTGCAGGGTTTACTTTTTCAATCATACTATTCCTCTCTTTCCTTTTTTACAATTCAATCTCTGGTGTAGCTTCCTCCCAGCCCTCTTCGGAGCCAGTAATTATTTTGTGCCACCGCTTTCTTACAACATCAACATAGGCTGGCTCTAATTCTGAAGCCACGCAGGTTCTGTCTGTCTGTTCACAAGCAATCAGAGTTGATCCACTGCCTGCGAAAGGTTCATAAATAACATCTTTGGCTTTCGATATGGATAGGATAGCTTTCGCCATTAGCCCAACAGGCTTCATGGTTGGGTGGTCTTTACTTTTACTTGGGTTAGCAAAAAACCACACGTCAGACTGAGATCGCCCACCGTTCCATGCTCTGCGGTCGTTTATATCTCCGTATATAGCCATTTCGGCAGCAGATTCGTCACCACTTTCTGCGTCATACTTTCCATCCGACACATGATAGAGTATCGGCTCGAATTGGTGCTGGAAGTCTGACCCTCCAAGAGTGAACCTGTTCTTCACCCAAATAATATAACTCCTCCATACCAACCCAGCAAGCTCCAAACTGGTGCGAAAATCATCTAGTTTAAGAGGGGACATAAACGCAAATACCCCCCCCGAAACATTACGACTAATACTACTAGCTACGTCGTCTAAGAATTTACGAAAATCATCATCAGACATTTTGTCGTTGGCAATCTTCTTTCTGCGTGCCTTCGCACCCCCGATATATCCAATTCCGTACGGAGGATCTGTTACGCACGCCGTAGCGGGACTTTCGAAAAATCTATCCATATCCATAAACGAACCACAGTATAAAATGTGTCGACCTAGACGATATGCTTTTCCAGCCTCAGAAACAGCAGGAGAATCATCTTCTACTGGCGGTGGAGTGTCTTCTGTGATGTCTACATCATTGAGCATGACAGGCAAGTCTAACCCCCACGCATCCAGCTGCTCTCCATCCCACTCATTTGCTAACAAATCATAATCCCAATCGCCACCACTGACATTGTCTTTAATGACAAATTCGCGCTGCTTCTCATCACTCCAGTCTACAATCTTTACAGGTATTGTTGTTAAGCCAGCCTCTTTAGCTGCACGATAGCGCATATTACCACCAAGTATCATCATGTCCTTATTCACGACAATTTCACGCGCCTCAATCATTTCTGGAAAATCTTTCAGAGATCGAACAAGCTTCTTGAATGCGTCGTCCTTAATAATTCTTGGATTATTTGGATTTGACTTGATTTTTGACAAGTTAACATATTGACGAGATATCTTTTCAGCCGTCATTTTATTACCTCCACTAAAATTATTACTAAACCTATTGCCGAAATCGGCTTCAACAAATAGCTAAACTCAGTCATTGATAACGTCCACATCAATACTGTCGTCCATACACCAGTACAAATCATGCACTCTAAAACACGTACTTTTCTATTAATCAGCATTGAGCGTAATTTACTAAATATATCAAACGGACCTGACGTAGCAGTTAATAAATAAGCAAGAGCAAATCCAGCTAGAGTTATCATTCTTTATCTCCTGGTAATTTGCCTAACGGGTAGGCTTTATTGTCAATAACGCAAAAAGGTTGTGGTAACTTCCAGACAGCCGCTTCTTTATAAAAACTTTCACTTAGAGGTGTTCGGATGACTTGAACTACATATCCATTATTCATAGCGTATTCTTCAAGGCGTTCCATCTGCACTTTGTAATGACCGCAACTTGCACATTCTTTTTGATAGACTTTAATAACTTTCATCGCACAAACCTCACTTTTCTATTAGTTAAATCAGGCAACCCTCTTGCTTTTTGAATAGCTAAATCGTATTTATTCGCCCTTTCGAAGACTTCCTGGATAGTTATTTTCTTTCGTTCCATTAGAAACCTACGGAAAGGAGAGAAACTGCGGCTGTATGAAGTTCTGTCGTAGACAAACCAGCGATGAAATACATACACACATTCTCTATCGCATACATAAATAGCTTCATGACTGTAGAATATGACTGTTAAATTAGATACTTCGCGTATCGGTATGTAGTCTATTCTTCTAGTCACTTTCGCCACCTAGCAACTCCCAATTTGTTAAAGAAATAAAAAAACACGAGACAAGTAGTCCCGTGTTAATTTAATTATATTATTATATAGACAGATTGTCTAGAGCTAGACTACTGTAACATGCCCAATTACCATATTATGAGGTTTTCAGATTCTCCAACATTTTTATCAAAAATGTTATAATAATCTCAAGATGAACGAAAAACAATACCAAGAGGTTTCAATATACCTAGATGATTCTGGCGTTTTCTCTCTTAATTCTGGACATAATTATTTTATATACGCTGGATATCTGTTCTTGAATAACCATGAACGTATCGCAGCAAGAGAGCAGTTCAAGACAATGTCTAGAGAGATAAAATCTAATCTCGGGATGTCGATGGAGTCGGAGCTAAAAGCGGCTGGTTTAGAAAATAAATATAAGAGAAGTTTGTATAATTGTGTCAAGCTATTCAATAGTCTTAGTGCTACAGTGAAATTGAGCGATGTTAACGAGTCTATTATGACAAACAAGTTGTCAATTCATCGATACAAAGACTACGCCTTAAAGAGAATGATAAAGTCTAAACTAGAAACACTGATTGCGTCTGGCAAAATTGATGCAGACAAGCCAGTCTCTCTGCGAGTCTATATTGATCAGCAACACACATCTACCAACGGATACTATAAGCTTTCAGATAGTATAAGAGAGGAACTAATACATGGGATCCGCAACTTTGATTATGGAATGTTTTACCCTCCGATACTGTTCGCCGACTTTAAGATAAACATAAAGTTCTGCGACTCATCTCGAGATTATCTAGTGCAAGCAAGTGATATTCTAGCAAACCGTTTATGGTGTGGTAGGAATTTCAATCGCCCAAAGCTCTACACCAATATCCCATATCATAGTGACATTTTTTTGCCATAATGCTTGCGCCATTATGCTTAGCATGGTAGTATAGTGGTACAGACGTAAGTACTGTTACACAGCCACAAGCGATCAAATTGATTAAGCGTATTGTAAATACGTCGCCTGGTTGGGATAACCCTTCTGATTCAGAAGGGTTATTTTTGTTCATTGACTATTCGCCCTAGCGTTTGTCCATTATCACAAAATAACTCCAAGGTATTTCCCTAAAGAGACTCTCGACTGTTTCTTCAGCGAACAGTTCAGCAAAATAGACGTCATCTTCCCAGCCGCTCATAATGACTTGTATATCGTCATTTTCGGCATCCTGTTGAGTTTCGGCTAATGCATCTGCAAGGTCATCCACGTTATCTACCTCCACTTTGAAAGAATCCTCATCATAGGTACCAGTGTGTCGATATTTACGAGCCAATTTATCAAAAGGACCAACCGAGAAATCTCCGTAGCCACTCGATATGATCATATCTTCTCTGTTGTCTGCTTGTATCGTTATCATGAATCCCATATCGTACCCTCCATAGTTAGTAGTTTAGTTGACGTTTGTTATTTCATTTTCACAATCAGATTAGCCACATTGCCAAGTCTAGTTTTATGTATATCGTCGATAGCGATTACTTTACGGGTATTACACAATTCTTGATATTGACTTTTAGAATAGGTCCGCCATACATATTTCTCAAGCTGTAGTCGTTCAACCCATTGTTGTGCATACTCTTGACCACCAGCACTCCAAACAACCACCTTTACGTTTTTGAATATACGGGAACAAAGAATAAGAAACTCTACTACTTGAGTATTTGCGGCATCAAATGGGTAAACTTGACCATGTACCCGTCGTTCTTGCACAACATTTTCATTGATATTACTAATCAAAGTTCCATCAACGTCAAAAGCTATAATAAAGTTTTCCATTTTATCACCCACTGGTAAGCTGTCCATAATCCTCCTTATTACCTTTAGACGAATTACAATTCCTGTGTGCTAACTGGCAGTTCTCGATTGTTGTCAAGCCGCCCTTACTAACTGGTATGATATGGTCAATCGTACAGTCCTTCATAGTTTCAATCGGCTTGTTGCAGAGTGAGCATATTGCTCCATTGTTATTGATTAGTTGTTTACGAATAAATTGTGTAGTGCGAGTTTCTTTTTTGCCGTAAACTCTGGGTGTCGTTATTTTGTAATTGCGTCCTTTAATCTTATGCTTCATATTTAATCTCCTCAACCGCACAACTGGGGCAAGGCGACACCAAGTGTATATCATTGATTAATTACTTTAGGGTTTGATGTCGCCAGTTGGACAGACGATACACGTTGCACTGCGGTTATAGGAGCCGACTCACAACGTTTCACGGTTTTTCGGTCGAACACTACGTCTAGCTAGAATATAGTGCACCAGAATAGAGGTTGTGCATATCATCTGTCCAGTTCTGCGGTTGAT